AGGGTCTGTATGATATTTAATCTCAAGTTCTTTGAGACCAAGAAAGTTTTCTAGTTGCAACTCTGGTAGACCAAGTAATCCTGGTGCACGCATAGCAACTGTGTTAAACAAGCGGTCAGTATGGTTACTGCGTATCATGTGCTCAACTGTTAAGTCGTATAGCACTTGCCGTGTTAGGTCTCTGTCGCGTCCAATAGAACGCTCAAACTCTAACTCTGTACCCTTTGACCACTTACTGATTGTCTGCATATCCATCTCGTCTCCACAAGAGACGACTGTCTCAGGTTGATACCACTGGATAAACTTCGCCACTGCCTTCGTGGCTTCGACATCATGATATGGAACCTGCAAGTCGGAGATGCAAACAATATTTTTCATGTCTTTTTCGCTGCTTTCTTTACGGTCTTTTTAGCGCGACGTTTGTTCTCTAAACCTACGTTTTTCTTTTTAGAAAGAGTTCTAAGATTTGATATCTTGTCATCTCCTGCTCGACCTTTGTTGTTCTTGTGGTCTACTTCTGTTCCTTTTGGTAAGGTTTTTCCTGTGGCTTCTTCGTAATCAACTCTAGCCTTATTGCTAGAAGTCGTAACCACTGTGCCATCTTTCTTCTTTCTCTTAAAGACGTAGATTGGACGCCCACCATTTTGTTTACTGCCTTTGTAAGGTCCGAATTTCATATGCTTGCTTCCTCAAGTTCTGTGACTTCTACTTCTGGACCCATCAGAAACTTATTAAAGATGCCAGTAATGTAACCCTGTGGCTTATCTTCAATCAAATCTAATGTACCCTGAACGGCGGTTTCCTCATCAGTAGCATCTACAGTAATTGTATAACGCTGCTTAGTGATAACCTGTACTTTGTATTTACTCATTTGGCCATTTTCCTCTCAGCACCATCATTCCGATGATGGCATAGTTTGCTAGGTCTTTGAAAGAGTCTTCAAGTGACTCATGCTCTGCTGTAGCACCAGTATCAGCCAAGTGATTGATGCGTGCTATCTTGTCCCACATGCGTACACGTAGCCCATTGATAGGACCACCAGGAGACTTGGCAATGTTTAATGGGCCGTAGTCATGGTGCTTACTCAGTAGCAGCATGTACAACTCATCAATAATTTCATACACATCTAAGTCAAACTGGTCGACAGCGTTCTCGGTCCATACCAGTTCTCTAAGTTCAGACTTATCCATTTTCTTTTAGCAACCTTTCGATTCCGTCCATCACTTCTGACATCTCCGATTGTACTACACTTTCTTCGATGAAGTCTTCTAATTCGTCACCACTTGCGTTAATCATTAACAAGGTTGCTGACTGTATGTGGTCATACATAGCATCTAGGTCACCCATGTTAGTCAACTCATTGAGTATCTCTAGAAACTGGAACAGGTCAAATGTGTACCTCTTGTTGAGGCGTACACCCCACTCATACTCAACACCACAGTGCTCCATAAACTCATACAGGTCGCAAGTAACGAAGTCACAATTAGGTTCTGAACACTCAAAGTGCCCATCTACTGGGATTAACATTACTGTACGCTCTCAATCTTCTGGTTAAAATACTCTGCTCCATGCAGACGATACATAGAATTCACATCTTCTCCCTCAGGCATTTGCACTACCACAAGGTTACCAAGTTCCCGAGAAAGAGACTTGCCAAAATCACTGCCAGCGTTATCACCATCAGCAAAAAGGAATACCTTCTCAAAGTCTTGCAGGAGTTTGGTATAATGTTTCTTCCAGTTGTTGACTCCTGGGACCCCCACCGCAGGTATACCACAAGCAGTATCGAGTGTGAGCGTATCAATCTCACCTTCACAGATAGAAATAAATGATGTCGCTCTGAAGAACGCACCAACATTGTAGAGATGCGTTGTCGCACCAGCCATTCCCATGTATTTCGGTTCTGATAGGTCCATGGAACGGAATCTAATGTCCACCACCCCCGAACGTGTGATATACGGAATCGCAAGCCTGTTGAGATACGCTTCATGACCCGTTAACGGCTCTAAGACGACGCCCAAGCGTGCGTGAGTCGCTTGCTCCATTGTTATTCCCCGACCTGCCAGATACTCTTCCGCCTCGCCCAATGCGGCGTGGTAGTACTTGGCCGCTTTGGTTAAGGATTCCTTCTGCGATATTGATTGCTTCACGAAAACCTACCCCCTCTTTATCCATAATGATTTTGTAACCACTGCCCTTGTACTGACAGCCATGACACTTAAAAAGATTATCTTGCAGATTAACTGCTGCTGATGCGTGTGAATCATTATGAAACGGACACTTCATCTTAGCCCAACCACTTCGGGTTGGAACCGTAGCACCATAGTGCTCTAGTATTGCAGTGATGTTCGGGTTCTCATCGTTCACTTATCTAACGCCTTCCTCAAGAGTTCTACCCATACATGTACAGGCATAGTTGCATACCAGTCTCCAGGATTCCCCTTACCTTTCCTCTTGTGCACAACTACGCCTGTCCAAGCATTGTCGTTAGTCATCTCGACTATCAACTCTTCTGTCCACCCTGCTAAGTCCATCTTAGCGTGGTTCTTTATCTCTATAGTAACACCAGGTATACCTGAGATGTCACCTTTATCGAGGGTCGCACCTGCAAGACGTCTGTCTACATAGGGAAACCATTGCTTGAGGTATTTGACTACATCTCGCTCTGCCCCTGCACCTTTAGCCTTAGAGGCGCGACCACTCATTTAGTACCAGCCGTTGCGGTTATGAAAGGCCAAAGCCTTTGATGGACTGCCGTAACGATGTTTAATATATTTGAGACCTAAATCAATTTGCTTAATCATTGGAGTATCCTTTGGCATCTTGAGCATTTGAGGTATTCCATAAGCAGTTGAACGAGGATTGTCTGCGGTGTAATCCCAGCGAGACTCCCTGTTCCATAAAGTAAACAATGCCTTCCACTCATGATTACTTTTGTATTGCTCTAGGACTTTGCCCTTTGCAATCCATTTTGCCATCTTCTTCATCTCGGATATTGCCATTACACCAAAGATTGGTTTAGCGCAATTTTCTTTGATTGCTATCTGTCTCTCCAAAAACATCGCACCCACAGCGTGAGGCAAGGTTCCCACAAAGACTACAGCAGCCATAATCCAAGCGTATGTTGTTAGTTTCATTTTTACTCCTCAATTGGTGCGGTTGCTTGCGTTCCACAATCAACACACTCCATATCTCTGAAATACATCCCAATAGTACCATCTTGGTCGAAGGCCACCTTGAGATTCCAAATGTAACATCCACAGATGCATACAGTGGTAGGTTCACCACGTATATCCATCGCCCTTGTATAATCTGGCTTTAGTTGATTTATATCTTTAGTCATCGTCATCTTCCCACTCATCAGGTTCTACGTTTGGAAACGGATTACCCCAGTCAGGATTGGGTACGATAGGGTCGATGAAACTCATTTTAACCTCTCAGCGATGTCAGAAACATCCATGTATTCGGGATTAAAGTTCAACCAAAAGGCAGTGTTGCCTGATGGGTCTGCCTTACCATAACGGTTCTTCACTGGTGCTACGGCGATGAAGCCAGGTGCATCAGTGCCAACTGTACAGATAAGTGCAGGTAACTGTGCAACCATACCCTGCAAAGCAGAGCGAGGTTGACACGGTGTACCTACATAGGACTCCTTTGTATGGTGGAGTACTAAGACAGCAGCGTTAGTATCTCTTGCGAGGTACTTGAGTTCTTTCAGAGTAGAGCGCATGTTTGCAAACTCTTCTCCGCCATCGTTAGAGATATCCATAAGGTTATCAATAACGATAAGAGTAGGTGAGCATCCCCATAGTTCTTCGAACGCAGCAACCTCTTGGTCTAAATCATCTAACGAAGGGCTAGATTCAAAAGACCAAAAGATGTGCTGTGCATGTTCGTTAATTACTTTCCTTGAAATGGCAACCTCAGTCTCAAGTAAAACTTCTACATCAGATTGAGTTTTGCCAGTTATCATTGATAGTAATCTCATAGCCATTGTGTGTGCATTGGTATCAGCACTGACATACAGTGTTGGAACCTTTGCTTTCAATGCTATCGCTAAAGCAACGGAAGACTTACCAGCACCAGGTGTGCCAGCAATCATCGAGATTTCGGCACGGCGAAACACGACTTTGTTGACTTCAAAGGTACGAAAGACAGTTGGTAGCGGTTCGCCACCTATGTCCTTGCTACCTACGGCGCGGGCAAGTGTTCTCATTGTTTAGAAAGTATTCCATTCTGCATCGTTACGACGAATAAACACTGGCTCACACTGGTCTGGAGTTCCCTTTGGAGATGGGCACATATAGCCCTTCCAAGGTCCCTTAGCCCCTGAACCCTGTCGCTTAGTCATTACACCGTGGTGACACTTCTTAGACTCTGGTCCCATTGTATTGGTAGCAGTTTGTGTTGGATGTGCACTGTGGTCAACTTGCATGGTTGGATATGACTGGCGAATGTTTTCGACAGCCTCTGATGCATTCTGTGGTGCACCTGATAGTGATTGTGCCATCTGCTTGAGAAGGTCTTGTGACTCCTCGATGCCTACGGCTTGTTCTAGAGACTCACAGAAACCTGCGTATGTCTCTGACGCTACAACGAATATACGTCCGTCGTAGAGTTTGCTACTGACTTGGAAATTACCAGTCATTTCTTTCCCCCTCATTCATGTTCGAGTTTGAACTCTATGCGTTGCTATTAACATATTTACAGGAGGATGTTATACCACATCGACCACAGTTAGATAGGTTAGGTAAAAAGATTGTTTCTTTGCGTGCCTTATCGAAGGTGTTGAGTATATCTTCTACTCGCTCTGAGTGCAAATTGTTCAGGCTCCATAACGAAACGTAACCAGTACGTGCATCCCAAAAGCCTGCCTTATCGACAGAGATACCTTGTTTCTCAAGAGCCCACGCATAGACTGCGAGTTGCAAGGGATGCCTTTGGGATGACGCACCAGTCTTGATGTCGAGGAGTACCCGATTCCCCTCGAAGTCAACCATTACTCGGTCAATGGCCATCTTGACAGATGAGTCATCGATTTCAATCTCATATTCTTTTTCAATAAAGTCTTCATAGATAGACCAGCCGTTCATGCGGAACTTGGCCCAGTTCTCTAGCATCCAGCGACCTTCGCCATACCACCATGTCATGTCTTCTTTTTTGGCAAACTGCCAAGTGTTCATGTCACCGTTAAGTTCTTCATCTTCTTTTACTTGGGCAAACCAAGCATCGTTCCAGACAGTATCAAGGTAGGCAGAGTCAACAGTTATCTGACCTGCGTTGTCATAGTTCTCGGTAGCCTTGTGCACTGCAGAGCCACCAGTAAACCACACTGCATGGGCTTCTCTAACGCCTTCGACTTTTTGTAAATAGTATTTCCAGCCACACTCTTGCCAAGTGGTTAAACTGGAATAGGAAATATGCTTAGGTAATTCGTTCATAATCATACTGTATCACATTCGTGACGAGCATATGGGTCGAATCCACAGAAGTAGCAATCCATATATTCATCACAGGATTTACATACATACTGGAACTGCATTTCTTCACAGCAGTATTTGGTTTCGTCTAGTATTCGGTAGTGTATAGTTTCATCTATAGTAGTCATAGCGATACGGTAACACACGGGTTTCTTAAATGCTGTCTGAACCAGATTTTAAGAAACGCCCCCCTACCCCCCATAGAAATTAATGGTGGTTCAGGGAGTTGGAATCAGACATTTGTCGTCGCCGTCATTTGAAGTTTCCGCCCCACGGTTACCCGCTCTACTATGATACACTAAGTCTCTAATCTTGGAGGGTTGAATGGCTAGTTACGAATATAAATGCCAGAACGATTCAGAGTTCGTTATTATCACCAGAGGCATGACAGATGATGAAATCATACCTTACTGCGATACCTGTAATGACCCTATGGTCAGGGTGTACAACGCTGCTCCAGTCAAGTTCAATGCTAAGGGTTTCTACTCAACTGGAGGGTGAACTGTACGGGGTGTACGCAAGGTGGATTTAGTGCGTTCAGTACACCCTTAGTAAAAGTAAACAGAAGTAAATTGACCTTGAGTTGAGGCGATAAGTACCCCTGACCCATACATTATGACCTGGAAGCCGTGAAAGTGGCGCAACTCGCCATCTTTCCTGCCTGTTTGGGGCATCCTGTGGACGACAAAAAAGCCCCCCACTCTACTATTGCTAGTAAAATGAGGGGCTAATTGTAGGCTTAGCCTACTTGGTCAAACCGAAGTCCTTCGCTGACTTATCGAAGTACTTAGCAACTGGACCAACAAAACCTGCGAGGAAGGCGTAAGCCAACTTCTTTGGGTCTGTCTCTCCTGCTAGGTACATCGCAACTACCGCTGCACCTGCTGCACGAGCATATGACAACGAGACTTGCTTAAGTGTATTGATATCCATTGGTTCTCCTTAGTTCAAGTATAAAGTCTTATGACTTAAATACAGGCTTGCCGAATCCTACCACAGTAACTGCAATAGATTTCTTTAATGCAGGCCCGTTCTTCTTCTTGTAAGCACGCTTCTTTAGGCATACTTGCCCTCCGTTGCGCTGGTCACCCTTCTTATCTGGGGCAGTATTGCCTTCGATGCAGGTAACAGTACCGTCGCCATTGTCCCTGACTACAATCCCAACATGTGAGATTCGGTCTAATCCGTCGTTCGGAAAGTCCATGAAACAGATATCACCTGGAAGTGGCGTAGCAGTATCGCTTGCCAACTCCCATTGACCTTTCTTTTCAAATGCCTTAGCACCTACAACTGTAGATACGCAGTTAGGAATCTTGAGTCCAACTTCGTTGGCACACCAGTTGACGAAAGAACCACACCAAGGCAGGAAGTTAGCCTTAGTAAAGGCTCCATACTTAGTCTCGTTGTCCTTAGGTCCTTCGATTACACCAAGTTCTGCTCGCGCAATCTTGATGAAGTCGTTTCTTTGTCCCATTACTCACTCGCTTTCTTGTCAACCTTTGCAAAGGCTGCGTTGATTTCATCTGCAGATAGGTTTCCATCTGCTAAGAAGAAGCGGGCTAGAGCCTCAAGTACACGAGCACACCCGAGTGCACCTGCTAATACTGCTGCTTGCCATACTTCAATACCAACAAGAGAACCAGCACCGATAACTCCTAGTGCTTCTGCTGCAATAACAGCAAGGATTCTCATCATTACATTCTTGAATGTGCTCATTCTTCGTCCTTAGGGTTGCGTAGTGGATATGTGATAGCCCAAGCAATAAGGGTTCCACCAATGGCATAGCCAACTACTGTCTTTGCTGAGCCATCAAGAACAACCCAGGCAATAAACATGCCTAGCAGTGTCCATAGTTGGTCAATCATGTCTCTTAATATTTTCAAGGCTTGCGTCTCCTTACGGCTTTAGATTCACCAGCAGAGGCTCCGCCTCCACCAGTGTGTCCTCCACCAGACGGGGTTCTGGTAGTGGATGATGCAACTGATGCCGCCATACCTGCCGCGTTAACGGCGGCCTGTGCAGCAATAACAGATGCGACAATAATTTTTTCTGATTCTTCACGTTCTTCTTCTGACATGTCAGCACCAATACTTGCAATAGCAAGAAGTGCTTGACCTGGGTCAGTGAGGATTGCGTTGAGCAATTCAGCAGGGCTTTCAAGAACTACCAATGCTGCTGCTACCTCTGCTGTGATGACAACTTCATTGCCATTCTCATCCTCACGGACTTCAACAGGTGTATCAGGTGGTAAATCTTTGTACTCAAGACCTGCCTCTTGGATTGCTTCAGCGGTAACAGGTGCACCTTGTGCTGCTTCAATGACTGCTTCAGCCACAACTTGTCGTTCCTCTGTGGTAGCATTAGGACTTGCGACCATAGGGGGTTCAGGTGCAAGTTCAGGAGCAGGTTCTGGAATTACAGGAGCAGGAACTTCCTCTGCAGGAGGCTCTGGAGCAGGCTCAGGAGCAACCTCAGGTTCTGGTTCAGGAGTAGGTGGTAATGGTTCAATTACGGGTGGTTCCTCCTCTGCAGGAGGTGGCTCAACAGGCTCCACAGGGGGCGCTGGTGGCTCCTCTACAGGAACGGGTGGCTCTTCAACGGGTACAGGAGGCTCCTCTGGAGCCACTGGAGGCTCTTCTGCGGGAGTTGGAGGCTCAGGTTGAGGCTCAGGTGCTGGAGGCTCGGGCTGCACTGGCAATGGCTCAGGTTGAGGTGAAGGTTCTGGCACTGGCTGTGGAATCGGTACTGGCTCGGGTGCGGGAACAGGTTCAGGCTGTGGCACAGGAACAGGCTCAGGAAGAGGAGTAGGCTGTGGCACAGGAACTGGTACAGGTTGTGGCGTTGGTGTTGGTTCCAATACTGGTGGGACTACTGGTATTGGTGTTGGCTCAACAGGAACGGGAATAGGAATAGGAGTAGGGGATGGTTCTGGGGTTATTGGTTGCACTGGCAGTACTGGCGTTGCTGTACTGGTATCTGCAGGAATTGGAGTAGGTAATGGAGACGGTTGCGTTGTTGGTTCTGGGGTTGCTACCTGGGTTGGTTCT